ATGATGTGACTTGGCCTACAAAACCGTGAGGTATTAGTTTATGAGCAAGGCAAGGCAACTAGCCGACTTAGGTAATCAGGTTGATGATGGGGCTATCACTGGCACCAACATGGTGGTGAACGGGGCGTGTACTGTAAGTCAGAGGGGAACGAGCGTAACGGGTGTTACTGGCTCTAGCTATAGAACGGTAGATAGATTTTTATTTGCTCCTTCTAATCTTGGAACATGGACAGTAGATCAAGCCACAGATGGTCCAGATGGGTTTATCAATTCGTTTAAGGTAACTTGTACAACAGCTAATGCTTCTCCGTCAACAAACGCAAATTTAAGTATTCTTTATAGGATAGAAGGACAAGATTTACAGTCCTTAGCTTATGGCACTTCTTCTGCTAAAACTATTACTATGTCTTTTTGGGTTAAGTCTAACAAGTCTGGTAATGCAAGTTTTGAAATACAGCAAGATGACAATAATGATAAGCAGGTTACTCCTCAGTATACAATAAATAGCGCAAACACTTGGGAGTATAAAACCATTGTTATTGAAGGGGATACTTCTGGCGTTATAAATAATGATGCGGGTATAGGCCTCGACATTAGGTGGTGGTTAAACAGTGGTTCAGCATTTATTGGAGGGGCGCATCAAACATCATACGTTGCAGAAGTAAACACGGATCGTAACGTTTCTAATTTAGGTGTTGGCGGTACAGTGGGTGATTACTTCCAAATCACAGGCGTCTGCCTGAACGTGGGAGACAGCGCTATCGACTTCCCGCACGAAAGTTACGGGGATACATTGGCTAAGTGTAAAAGGTACTTTGAGAGAATTGGCATCCCTGCGGGTTCAAGCTATCAGTCGTTTGGTGTAGGCCATGTGCATACAAATGTAACAGCAGTATCGGTTATACCTTATGAAGTAGAGAAAAGGGCTAATCCAACAGCTTCCTACGATACAGCCTCTAACTTTGCCTTGCTAAATGCTGCGGGCGGCGCCGTTGCATGTACGGGAAGAAGTACATCAAGAATTTCAACTCATGCGGTTAGCATCACCGCTAATGCGTCTGGCCTTGTGGTGGGAAATGCAACTTTTTTATTAGCCAATAATACGGCGAAGCCATTTATAGATATTGAGGCGGAGTTATAACCATGAATGATATGAACATAACTGAAGTACAATATGTTTCTGATGCGCTTTCTGCTAACACTGGGATAATCAAAGCCACCATAGACGGCCAAGAGCTATTCGTACCGTTAGATTTAGCCAATCGCCACTACTTTGAAATCATGCGACAGGTTGAGGCTGGCGAGCTAACGATTGCAGAGGCAGACTGATGTTAGGCTTTAGCCCATTCGCATCTACACCTTTTGCGTCACAGTCAGAGATAACTTTTCTGATCGACGGTGTAAGTGCGATTGGTGCTACCAATACTGTTACCGTTACTGCTGCATCAGATGTACCAGTTACAACGCCTACCTTAACATCTAGTGTTGGATCTGTTGTAGTTGTAGCAGAGGCTAATACAGCCATTACAGGTGTATCAGCTACGGGTTCTACTAACACGGTAGGCATAGTAGCAGAAGCTAATGTTGTACCAACGGGGGTTGACTCTACAGGCGTTATAGGTACAACTGTAGTGGTTGGTGATGCTAACTTATCTATTAGTAGCCCAGCGCTTACGGTAGGTATAGGTGTAGTTAATGCCACTGCTGCAGCTAATGTTGTACCAACGGGTGTATCTCTTACTGGATCTATAGGGTTCTTAACTACACGAACCAGTAACGTTATACTTGTAACTTCACCAGCTTTAACTATTAACACTAACAGTGTTACTGTCGTAGCTACTAACTTTGACTACGACTCTTTAAAAGATAGTTATGACCGTAAGAGAGTTTTATTTATAGCGGGTACACCTCAGACATACACAGTGGCTATACCATCAGATAAGAAGCAAAGAACTGTTAGCATTGCAGCTATTGACAGAGACAACACAATAAGAATTGCAGCGTAAGGAATACGTACATGTCATATAAGTGGCCTGATAAAGATAAAGATGAAATACTAGACTACAACATAGATTGGTCACGCTTTCTAGGTGATGATACTATTGTGGGTGTGTCTTGGTATGTAGATGGCGCTGATGGTGTAAAGACTGCTGTTAGTCCTGCCTCTGTAGTCAACGGCTTACAGATGGTACAACAGACTAATACTTCAAGTGTTTCTACTATTAGGTTCTCACTTGGTACTAACAACATTAGGTATCGTATCTCTTGTAAGATAACAACTACAGAAGGTCTACAGTATGAGCGTTCTGTCTTTCTACGTGTTAAGGAGAAGTAAGAATGTCTTATAACTTTATAGGCTTAGTTAATGACGTTAACAGACGCTTGAATGAAGTTGAACTTACTTCATCTAACTTCTCTACAGCTACAGGTTACTATAACCTCAGTAAAGACTCAGTTAATGCCTCTATTCGTCACATACATCAAGAAGAGTTTGAGTGGCCTTGGAACCACGCAGAAGAGAGTGAAGTACTTTTACCAGGTGAAGTTCGCTACAGTATGCCTTACGATGCTAAGACTGTTAACATGAACTCCTTTCGTATTCGTAGGGATGCAAGTTTAAGTGTAGAAACTCAACGATTAAAGTTACTTAACTACGAAGAATACCTTGACAAATACATAGATTACGAGTATAACTCTGATGTTAATACTAGAGCAGTTCCTAAGTATGTTGTAAGAACGCCTAGCAGAGAGTTAATCTTTGTACCAGCACCTGATAAAGCCTATGAGGTTGTGTATGAGTATTACACTGTTGGTGTTGATATGAGCCTAGCTACAGATGTACCTTCTGTACCAGAGGAATACAAACACGCTATTGTAGATGGTGCCATGTATTATGTTTACTTGTTTAGAGGCGATACTCAGACAGCACAGTTATCCCAACAGAAGTTCTTGCAAGGTATTAAGCATATGCGTAGCTTGAACATTAACAGAACTGAATATATTAGAGATACGAGAGTACACTTTTAATGGCAACGCAGTGGACAACATTTCCTATTGAGTTTAAGGGTGGGTTAGTCTCTAACCTATCGCCTTTACAACATGGTACTAATGCTGTTGGATCTGCTACTATTCTACAGAACTTTGAAGCTAATAAAGAAGGTGGCTACTCTAAGATTAAAGGCTTTGAGAAGTTCACTAGTTCAACCCTTCCCGGTTCTGGACCTACTTTAGCTCTTAAAGTTATTAGCTCTGGTAGAGTAGTGGCTGCTCGTAAGAACGGTAGTAACCTTACCCAGTATTACTACAGCACAGGTAACTCTTGGAATAGTATGGCTACTAGTGCCAGTACTAACGGTGGTAAAGCTAGACACGTTCTGTATAACTTAGATGGTGATGATAAAGTCCTGTTTGTAGATGGTACTAACTACCCAGCTATCTATAACACTAACGGCAACACTATGTCGTTTATGACTGCCTCAGACAGTACAGATATTAGTGGTGCAGAGCAGGTAGCTATATTTAAGAATACTGCATTCTACGCTAAGGGTAGTAACTTATTCTTTACTGCTCCATTTAGTGTAGATGATTTTAGTGTTGCTAATGGTGCAGGATCTTTTAACGTAGCTAATGACATTACTGGGTTAGCAGTCTTTCGTGAACAACTTATTATCTTTACTCAGGACAGCATTAAGAGGCTGACTGGTAGTAGCGCTGCAGACTTTGCAGTATCACCTATTACAGATCGTATTGGTTGTATCAATGGTGACACTATCCAAGAGATTGGTGGCGACGTTATTTATCTAGCGCCTGATGGTATTAGGTTGCTAAGTGCTACTGACCGTATCGGTGACTTTGCGTTAGATGTCGCATCTGATAAGATTTATAAAGACTCCAACACTTTCTTAGCTAGTACATCTAGCTTCACATCTCTTGTATTACGTGAGAAAGCTCAGTACCGTATCTTTGCTTACATTGCTTCTGAACAACCAGAGGTGGGTAAAGGTCTTATAGCTACTAAGTTCATCTCTCAGGGTGCATCAGGTATGTCTTGGTCTACTACTAAGGGTATTAAAGCTTTTGTAGCAGATAGTCGTTACTCTGGTACAACAGAGATGGTAGCTTTCTCTCACGATAATGGTTACGTATATCAGCTAGAGACAGGCTCAGACTTTGATAGCTTAGACATTGAGGCTATTTATGAATCACCTTATATGCCTATCACAGACCCACAGACAAGGAAGTCTTTTTATAAGCTAACCTTATATGCTGAACCTAAAGGTAACATGGAACTAGATCTTAACATTCGTTATGATTTTAGTACAAGTACTGATACATCTACTCTTCAGCCAGCTACACAACAAATCAGTAGTACAGGCGATAGGGTGTTTATCTTTGGTGCATCTAATTCTGTATTTAATACTGCTACTTTTGGTGGTGAACTTGACAGAGTATACACCACTAACATCGTTGGCTCTGGTAAGACTATAGCTATGCGTATTGAAGACAATTCAACTAACCCTACATTTACTCTTGACACTGGGCTGTTAGAGTACAGACAAAACGATAGACAGTAAGGAAACACAATG